TAAACCGTGGGGTAAAGGCTACGATTTTCGCTTGGTCTTTCTCAATGTAGTCTCGGGTTCTTTCATTATCTCGTTCAAGATTGTGGATGGCTCGGCCAATGCATCGACGGAGTTCAAAGTTTTCTTTCTCCAAATCGTCGCACTTATCTTTGAGGCGTGCAATCTCATACTCCAGCCATTCTAAATCTTGTTCCATTCGTGGGCTTCTTTCTCTATTCTCTCGATTAACTCTGCGGCTTTTTCACTATCATGCAAAGTTAAAAGAAATGTTTTAATCTCGTCAAGTAACAGGGGTTTCTCTTCCTTCTGCGGTTGCCGACTCCAGGTTGACCGATACTCTCCGTAATGATGGCTCATATTAGTATATATCCTTTTCATAAAAAAATGGTACGCCAGGGTGGGATTGAACCACCGACCTTCCGCTTATAAGACGGATGCTCTAACCCCTGAGCTACTGGCGCACAAAAGGGGTACTCCGAGTAGGAGTCGAACCTACGACCTACAGCTTAGAAGGCTGTTGCTCTATCCGTCTGAGCTATCGGAGCGAATGAGCCACTGGTATAAACGGGGTGGTGTCCTGGCACAAGTGCCAATACCGTTCCGTATTCTTGTCGGGTGTACTCCCAAGCTGCTATAGCATCGTGGGGAGCGTCCGTCACTTCTGACTTCAAATCGTTTTTGTAATCCATATAAATAACTGTGTAAATCATGCTTTGCTTATAACCTCAATGTAGCATTTCCACTCATTCGTGGTGTTTCCGTTTCTCCAAAGAACATTGTAAATATCTTGGGTTTGCGTTTTCTCGATGGCTCGGATAATCCCAACTCCCTGTTGGTGCCACCCAACGAGTTTGAGCATGCCCGGAGGCGGCACAAACTTTACGATATCTCCAACTTTCATATATATATTATATCCTATTTTTTCTCATTTGTCAAGTCAAGTTAATGTAAAGGAGGAGCCCCTGGAGAGGATCGCTGTCTTCGCCGCGTCTTCCACTCGTTAGCCTACTTTCCACTCCTGCATACCTCGCAGGTTTCACCTCACCAGATGGGTACAAGGTTCATTGTAGACATTGAACCCGAGTTCCTTATAAGTGTTCTCCAGGGGCCAGCACTTACACTTTTAGTTCATACGTCACGTCTTGTTCACTTTCTTCTCCCCGTAGTTCGGACCCATAAAGAATATGGGAACCATTTTCAAACTGAATAGTATAATGATCGGGAATATAATCAGATGACCCTGATACTTCTACAATCATTCCGGCTTCGCCTCCCAAATAATATGGGGCGTGCATCGGAAAATCAATCACAATAACTGTATCGCCTGCTTCAAAACTCATTTATTCTTCCTCGGGCATTTCATTAAACCACGGCATCGGCTCTCCCGAAACTGCGGTGCGAGTCTCGCGCCACAAGACTGACCCGTCCAATCGTTTTACATAAACATAGCTAACAGGACTGCTTTCCATATAATCCATAGGATTAAAAAGAAAAGAATCGAACATTCCGCCCTGATAGTCTACGCCCTTCGTAGGATGAATGGAGCTTAGACCTCCGCGTGTTTGTCCCTTGACAATAATACCATATACTTCGGTATGGGTTCTCTGTTCAAGTTGTGGAAACATATGGGAAGGATAGCCGTCAAACTGACAATAAGTGCCAAGAAAGCCTCCCCCTTCGGTTTCAATATAAATATGCGAGCGTGTGCCCATTAGTTTTCTTCCTTTTGCTGACAAATGCCAGCTTTGATTAGATCGCGGGCGTGTCGTCCAAACCATCCTTGTAGACGCCATGCCAGCCCTGTGTTAATAAGATGTTGCCATGCTGCGATGAAGGTATCTTCATCGGGGCATTCGACAAAACCTTCTGCCATGCCGACTGCTTGATAATCGCTCATTCTGTTCTCCTTTCTTTCTTATAATATAACATAACTGCCTGTGTCCGTCAAGAACAAAGTTGTCAAGCAAATGTAAAGCTATAGATTCTTAAGTGTTTTCAGCATCTTTTTCTTGTCCACAATGCCGACATTCGCCACTTTGTGCCAGGGTGTCAAATCAGAAGTGTTTGGTTCCCATTCGACGCATACCCATAGCCAGTCGTTTCGCATTTTTTGCTCGACAACACGACCAAAATATACATTATTATAACCGCTGCAATAAAAAACGGCTTTATTTACAAAATCTTTCATTTTTTCCTTTTTAAATGGTAGCCAGAGCGGGACTCGAACCCGCAAGCCTAAAGGCGGCAGATTTTAAGTCTGCTGTGTATACCGATTCCACCATCCGGCCTCACTATATAATATAGCATGCTACAACTGGCGCGTCAAGTAGAAAATTGTCAAGATGGTGTTAAAGAATGGAGACATTCTATTTCCCAATCAACAAAATATCTGCGCTTGCCGTCTAAACAATGCACATTATAAATAATGGCATAGCCGAGTCCCTGGCGATTAACCTCCGATTCAATATCTACTATTATTCCGTAATGAATAGTATCCTGATCATCGCCTCTTAAAGTGGATCCTTTATCAAAATCATAATGATAATAACCATATAGATCGTATATGCACCGGACTAAATCACCAATTTGAAAACTATCGCCCACATATTAAATATCACCCTTCTTCTTTTAAATGATGGCTACTTAATAATTCAAACTCATCATGGATCATATATAAGATAGTCCAGCCGGCGTGGTCCTTGCAATCATAACAATAAACTACAATTGCCTGAGAATCTTTTGCAGATACTTCCATTACAATGCCGTGACAATATTTCGGGTATTCTCTGTTTACGACCCCCTCGGCTGAAGCCACATAAATTCCCCAATCTACCACCCACCTTACTAAATCGCCACGTTTAATAGCCACATAATAACTATGGGAATATCAGTTAAATTGGACAACTAAAATTAGAAGTGGTAATGGTTTTTTTTAAATGTGCCTGTAGATCGTCGTGACCCCCAATCACTAAAGTTTCGTGTTCACTTCGGCGTACAATGATGGGAAAAGTAGAGCGTCTATGTTGTTTTTTAAGTTGTGTGCGATAACTTTTAGCAAAATCTGTTTCAACAAAAACATATTCCAACTCTGCTTCCATTAAATCGGCACAGGCACGGAGGCACGCGGGGCAGTCCGTGATTCCGTAAACAAAATAGATCATCTTATTCCTTTAATTTAGTTTTAATAATTAAGGCTTGGTGAAGGGGGCCGCTTGAATAGCGTACTTGCACATCGCATGCGCCTTTAAATAAATTTCTTAGCTTGGTTGTAGCTGGCAACTCCCATTTTCCATCGATCTCCATCAACACATTCCCAGGCCCCTTGTTGCAAAGTTTAATAGCGTCCCGATGGGAGGCATCGACCGAGGAATAAACACCGTGAAAACTTCCCCGCCCATCAAATAGACAATAAATATAAATTTTTGTCATCAGGAAAATTGTTCTTCTTCAAGGGTGTGCATCATCGCACTCGCTAATTCAAACGCTCCTTCGCACATAGCTATTTCTACATCTTTTCTTGCCATTGTTTCAGGATCATTTTCTAAAAAGGCTTCAATATATTCTTCTTGTAATTTTTGATGCTGCCTAACTGACTCGTCAAAAACATAAGAAAAATAAATGTTCATTCCAAAATCCTCAAGATCCTTGCCTACCTGTGCAAATGGTCCTACCGTGAATTCTATCATACGCTCTCGTCCTCTTTGGTGCCCTGTGGAATCTCTAAGTCTAATAATATTTGAGTTAAAAACTCCTCCTGGATTTCGCAGTCTTGTATTTCTTTTTTTAACTTTAATTTTTTATTCTTCATTACCTGTAACTGAATCAAGCAAAATTGCCGCACTGATTCAATTTGATTTCTCACTTCTTGCAGCCTCCGCAACTGCGTCGAGATTTATTCTTCTTCCATTCTGCCCTGCGTACCTGAATCTTCCTAAAGTTGTGAATCTTATCTTCTATTAATTGCCCGTTAGACATAGCTTTGATGGTGCCTTCTTTTACCTTAAAAGCGCCACACACAACAATTTGGTTAGTGGGCTTGTAAAGCAAGAATTCGCCTGGGTATGCTTTTATATCATTTTTAATTTCTTCAAATTCCATTTTAATCACTCATCGACATTTTACTGTCATAAATATTATACTTCAAATCATTGAGCTTTGCAAGTGCTGATTCTCTTCGCAGAATTTTAAAGGCGATGTTTTCAGATGAATACTCGCGTTGAGGGCTTGTTAAGCCTGCTTTTCTCATATTGCGAATTTTCTCTTTTAATCTCTCAATACTTTTGAGAGCCATCGCAGGCTTATCCTCTCCAAAATAAGAAATTAAATTAATTTGCGTCATAATATCATCACTTTTCTTGCGAGCCGTCGCAAAATCTATTTCAACATCTTGGGGATTCGGCTCTACAAGCCAGCGATCAAACAAGATTGAATAGATACCCGTCGAATGATGTGAGTCTCCGACGTTCTCAACATATATCTCTACCTCAAACCCATATAGTTTAATGTCGTGTAAGCCGTTCCAGCGCATTCTGGCGCTGTCAAAAAACGCTTTGACTAGTTCGATGTCCTCATCAATTTTCTCAAAGTCTACGACCAAGTGTAGGTCCACGTCTGAATATTCCGACCAGTTGTAATTGGCAAGTGAGCCGGTCAGTCGCAAGTCCTCGATGCCCACCTCTATTTCCAAGCCTTCCAAAAAGTCATTGACAATTTCTTTTAAGCGATCTGAGATGTCAGGCCACAACTTATTGTCACGCCAAAACTCGGGTTGCAATTCATCATGGACCTCAAAGCTTTCTTCTTCAACCTCTTCTTCTAATTGGCGATCAAAAGTTACATGGGAACCCATTTTTTGTGTGAAAGGTGGTGTGTTTTTTTGACCACCAACCTTCAACATGGAATCTCGATCTTTAATATAGCGATCAATACGCTTGCGGTAGCCGGGCCGGCCCTCCGAATCCTCTTCTAAACCACCGGGTGCACCGGGTGGTGCAGAAATATCATTAAACTTCTTCTTTTTGAAATTAGGGCGTCGTTTTTTGGGATACCCACCTTTCTTTTGTGGACCCTTATCAAGAAACCAACTTAAGGCGCGTTCGAGCCCGGCGCCGCTTTTTCTCTTCGGGGTCTTTTTCTTTTTTCGAGCTTCGGTTAAGAAGTTCTGCCACGTATCTAAAGACATATCTATCCTCTTTCTATTAATTAGTTTTGAGAAAGAGAATATGCCAAATTTGGCGCAGATCCCAACCTACCTGCGCTAATCCACCCATATAGAGGTACCAATTATAATATAATCACTTGAGAGTCATCTGTCAAATTAGATGGCAACGTATTCGGCTATTCGAATCCAGCCGTCTGTTCCAACACAGATTAAGGTATTACATGTACCGTTTCCAATTGATGAGATATCAGAGCCTGCGCCGTCAATGTTGGCACCGTTGCGTGCAATTACTAAATCATTGCCACCGCCACCTCCGCCAGAGTCGGCTCTTTTAATGATGTAACGCCGCCCTGTTATGTTTGCGGTTGCGGCTGGCAACGTCAGCGTGACGCCGCCCCCATTGCAATCTGCAATAATAACATTGTGAGTGTCTCCCAATTGTGCTGCGGCAGTAAAACTTACAACATTGAATCCAACGCTGCCCGTAAGATCAAGAGTGTGATATGCAACCGCTGGGCCACCAATACCGACGCGTCCCGAGCCACTTACAGTTAAAATATCAAAATGGCTATCAGATGTGCAACTAAACATGGGTGTCCCTTGGCCCACATCAGAACCTGTAATCGTGAGTTTTCCTGATTTAGCAAATTGGCCGCCTTTGCTTGTTCTACCAATTACCATAGTCGAAGCGGTTAAAGGAGAGCGGCATAAAACAATATTGCCGTCTGTGTGTGCACCGCCTGACCCGGATATCTCTATGCCGGTGACGCCCCCCGCCACGAAGGCAATTTCATCGTCTTCAAAGTTAATATAGGTAGGCTCCCCCGTGCGGTCATCTTCAAAATATATATCGCCGCGGCGAACACTACCTGTGGTAAATTTGTAGCTCATTCAATTTTATCCTCCATCATATATAGTCTGCTCCCCATCTTCAAACGTAATAATTGTGTGGTTTGTTGGGTGAGATTTCACATGAATTTTGACAAAATCATCAAAAGCATCAAAAAAGGCGATAGAACCTCGTGGTGCGGGGGTTAGCCAATGGATTACTGTATGCCCCGTGGCGAATGTTGCGCCCTCTATTACCACCCCTTCGCCAGAAATGCCTGTTTCGTCATGTGGCCGACAAACAGTAAACGTCCTGATGCCTTCCGGGGCGCGGTTGCTTGGTCGTTTGGGCTTTAGATCTTCAGGTTCTGTCGCCAGTTCTAATAGCTGCTCACTATCTATTTCACTCATTGGGTCTTACCTCTGTTTTCTTTTCTGAATTCTTTTTGCGTTCAAATTCCACGCGCAAATTCATAAGTTTTTCTTTGATATCACATATTTTTGATTCAATTGAGTTTATCTTATCAAAAATGGAGATATAACAATCGTTTTGTTTTTTTGCCATTTAATTAGATCCCTACGGTGCGAGCATCACTTCCCATCTTACTCTAAATAGAGGGATGACCCACACAAAGTTCTCTAAAACTTCAATACCAAACCGGGTTTCCCCAACATCCAGGGCCAGAACATATCCAATGAGTTTTCCATCGGATGAAAAAACGCCTGATCCTGACGAGCCAGCCCACGCAAAAGAATCAATAAATATTGCTTCATCCGAATCAAATCCTATAATTTTTCCACCAAAGGTAAGGGGGCCTTCATTGTTCGGAAACCCTGTATAATAAACTTGATTCATTACTGAAAGTTTTTTTGCCCATTCTCTATTTTTTGGTATATCTGTTGGTATTTGGAGAGGGGTTTTTGTTTCTATTTCTTCTATCTCGATAATAATATAATCAGTGTCTATATCAATTAATGTAAAATTAATACAACTAACCGCTTGTTCTTCGACTATGATTTTTGTAGTTAAGCAATCGCCAAGAATACCATGGAAAGTAGTTAATACATAATATTTGCTCTGATGGGCAAAATATATGCCACTGGATGCCGACATAATTCCAGTTTGAGGCTCCATTGAGGCCACTTGCACGGCACTTTGTCGAGATTTAATTAATGCTTGCCTGTCTTTTTCCCTTAATTCTCCTGAAACATTTGTGTAGTGATTAATTTCTCCTTCCCTGGGAAGGCTCAAGGATTGGTGGGCGCTAAAATAACTTCCGTAAAGAGCTAAGACAAGAATCGCCGTAAAGCTTAATGTAAGAGCCAGTCTTTTTAGAAGCCTTTTCAGCATATCTCATTCCTACACTTGTCTTTGATAACTTAAAAATACCGGCAAATCTGCGAGGCCTGCTTTTTTTGCAAACCATACTAAATCTTCATTTCCAGTAATTTTAACTCTGCCATTCTTTCCTATAGCTACGAATACTGGGTTGCGCGCGCCATCCTTAATAAATTCTTGATATTTTGTTGGGTCTTGTAAGTCGTCCTTAAGACGCTGGTAAACCGCGTCAAACTGTTGATATTTAGCATCGAAAACATCTCTGGGGTGTCGGCTGATGCGCGAACAATAAGGCCACAGTTCCTCGACCGGCATCATAACATGATATTGCATATCGTTTGTGTTGACAGGAAAATCATATAATTGGACTCCACCTTCGGTCCAATCATCTGCAATTGATTGTAATGTTGAGCGGGGAGTGGGCATTACAGAGGCCGGGGACGCTCGTTGGGCACCCAGAGATCCAGCGACTCCTCCAAAATTACTCATTCCAAAGGCGCTTCCGAACCCTTGCTCTTGAAGTCGCTTAAGACCTTCGCGAACATCACGCACATTCCGAATAGTTCCTTGCACATTGGTTTGATAAACAGCCGTCCAATCAATAACCTTCAAGCCTTCGATTTCTCTCATCTGTGGCAGTATGATATTGTCACGATATTCAATACGATTCTCCGGCCCCAAAAGCTCATACTTAACCTCGAATACAATATAGTCTTCAGTGGGAGTGAGGGCGCGCTTAGAATCTGCCAAAGGCCGCACGGTCGTAACAGCCGAGATGCCGCGAATTTCAGCGCCAAGCTCGGAGTCAGAACCACCAACCCCGTCGATCACTCCACATCCTACCCGGACTCGATAAATTCGTAAGTCATAAGTGGGATCGGTTTTCTTTTCCAACAGCTTCTCGACTCTCTCCAATTGTTCTTCTTCATACTGCTCGGGAGTTTTGATCCAAGGTGGCAGTTCTTCAGAAAGGTTAATGTTTTCTGGGAGTCTGTAGTCGCCAGCAGGTCTCATGGACCCGGCATCTTGCGGCTCTCCAATAGTTCCCTGCATTGCAGGGGGCTCGTTGATTTCCGCATCTTTTGCGATGCCCCATTTATATTGAGGCCCCCACGCGCCGCCGGTACCCTTTCCTCGAAAGCGATATTCCTCTGCTACTTTTCTGTTCCAGTCTAACGGCATGCCTAAGTTTTGCTGGTCTTCTACTTCAATGTTAATATTATAAAGCGGGTAGGCGCCCTGACTTATCGGATAGATGTAAGAATTAATTGCCACCACTCTTTCAATAGCGCCCATTTGATCCCAATTAGCGCGGACCCAGCGCGCTATTAACGTGACTTTTTCTGCTAGGTTGTCGCCCTCTGCTGCTCGTTCGCCATAGCGCCGGTCGATTGCATCAAGCAATGTCTTAGCCATAGAGCCATCCACCATGTCTTGACGGTCCCTTCTGGCTTCGTCCTCCGCTTTTTCAACTGGTAAGCTGAGGATTTCATCAGCAGCTTCGAACACTTGCTCAGGGTTGTCGTTTAAATACTCCGCAAAGTCCACGGCGGTATTAATTTGTTCAACGTCATCATAGGAATCAACCACTATGCTCAACATATATTGTAGTAAAACGCTCTGGACGCCACCACCCTCAAAGTACATAATTTGGGGAACGATAACAAATCGCAAGTCTTTTGCGATAGCGACGGTCGGCGCCGTCCATTGATATTCTGGGCCAAGTGGGAGTTCTTCTTGGCCTTGTCTCGCGCCTCTCTGGCTCATTGCGGCTTGGGCTCGGAGTTGTTGCTCCATTTGTCTATTGAGGGAGCCTCCGGCATACGTAAGATTATAGTGAGGATTCCCTTTTTGCAAACCGGGCCAAAGCCTACCAAGCTCTTTGGGTATATCCCGGCTCTCCCCATAATAGAAAACGTCCCCCGGAACCTTTATATTAGAAGGAATGATTTGTAGCCGCTGTTCTTTTGGGGTGTCAGCATCTCTACCAGGAGGGTCTTTCGGATCAAACTGAAACAGAATCTTATCGTGGTCTAAAGTAATCTTCCAATTATCGAGCCTTTCTTTAAGCTCGTCAGTTCCCATTCTCTTTCTTTCATCATCATAGAAAGTTTTGGTTGCGTAGTGGTTTTCAACCAGATTCGTGCGAAGAAGTCCGCGGTATGCAGACTCATTGTCATCGACATCCGTTTGTATGCTTCGCGCAAAGTCTGCGAAGTCTTCGGTGGAGTGGTTGTTCTTCATCACCGCGCCTACCCACAATTCAAGGTGTGCGGTCTTTGTCTCCGGTGTGTCGATATCGTCGCCGCGTATTCGGCCTGTCTTCATGGCAACTGTCCAGTACGTAGCATCATGCTGCTCCACCTCATGATCCAGGTTGTCTAAGATTTCCTCGGTGCCAATCTCGTCCATAAACTCTTGTTGCTCTGGTGTGATGCTCGCCCATCCCCAGAAGCTCTCTCGGGCAGACTCAGGCTCCTGCCTTTTTGGAATACGGTTGATATCGTGCAATTCATTTTCATCTCTCTTGTCCATGGGGATCCATTTACCATCCAGCACGTTTATGTTAGGCCACCCGAGATCAACTTCTGCTCGTATCTGGACGAATGCGTCAAAACTTACATCGTCGGGGCGTCCTACATCGCCATTCACCGCAAACCCCAATATGTAGCGTTGTTCATGATCGGCAAAGCGATCTTCAAGCTCTTGCAGTTCTCGTTCCATCTGGTCGACACGAGACTCAACAGTGCCCACAAATTTTATGTCAGGATTTTCATCACGTAGCCAGCTAATCATTTCCATGAAGGCGGAGGGGTCTTCGGAGTGCTGGCCCTCTTCTTCCACGCTGTCTACGTTGTGGGCTTGAAGAAACGCACTAATATGGGGCCAAGTATCTTCATCGGGTGGTTGATTATAGCGCCCTTTAATCTGATAAACGGTGTCGTGGTCCACACTATATCCTATCGAGGCAAACGAGGAACTTTCTTTGCGCCCGGGGAGGTGCTTGCGGAGTGAATACATCATAGAACCCTCCCCAGACGTGGCGCCGCAGTGTCCCATTCGTTCCGCCTCAATAGGACAGTCGTCTTGTTCGGTGTCATACCAAAAATAGCCATCGTCCAAGCGCATTATAATCTGATCGGGTTTTTCCTGCTGGGCCAAGAAGTGGCCGGCCACATGCATGGCTTCGTCGATATTCCTTTTAGCAACGGTTTGATAGTTATCAGGATGATGATTTAAAAAGAGGAACACATCTCGATATTGATTCTTAAAGCGTTCAAAAGCGCTTCTTAATACCTCTCGACATTGTAATTGAACATTTTCAACATCCCTGGAAGGAAGGCCTTGGTCGCTTAAGAACCCCAAAGATTTCTTAAAGGTTCGGTTCCAGCTTCCAAATCGATGCTCCTCAACCGAATTGGCCATCTTCTCTAGTTCGTTATATATTTTCTCGCGGTTTGCGACTGCCTCGTCTTTCTTGCCCGCGGGGAATGCGTACTCTAGTTCGAACTCTAGTTTCTCTTTGAATTCTTGAGCAAATGCTTCAGACGCCTTTTCGTTGGCGCCGCCTTCCCATGGATTCACCCCAAGATTCCACAGGCGCGTGGCTTTCCATTGGTTTGCCGCCCACACTTTTCCTTTTTCAGGTGTTTTGTCTAGCGCGTCTTCGAAGAGATCGATAATAATCTCGGGCAACCCTATGTCGCGGAGACCTTCTATTAGTATCTCTTCATTAAGATACTGGAACCATTTATCGGTTGCGTAACTCATATAATTTTTACCTCAACACTGTAAATAGTTGCTTATTTTACATTACTTCCAAAAGAGTTGGACTGCTACAATCATACAAGATAAAAGTATACATGTCATCGTTTTGGGCGTGAAGGGAGATTCATTCATCAGCCACCACGTTAAAAGAGGAAATACCATATAAGAAGCTGCAAACGCAATAAGGCGCGAACTCCATAGCTCCTGTGTTGCCTCTACAAGAAACTTGGTCCCAAACCAGAAAGAAAGGCCTACCGGAACAGCATAAAGAAAGACAGCTTCCAAAGGTCTATCTTTCCACCATTCCCACACAAACTGTGAGTTAAGCTGAAACCATGCGAGGGTGTGTCCCAAACAAAAACAAAGGAAGCCTGCGAACATTTTAGAAGTTAGCAATTACCAACTCTTCCCATTCTTTAGGGTTGTTTTTAACATTTCCATATTTATCGAGGCCTACAATCTTGTAGTCTTCATATAACTTTAATAATTCTGCGTGAAAATTATAAACCACAATCCATTTTTGGTCTTTGTCCATTTCTTTTAGCGTAGCTGCTAATGCTTTATGATTTACTAGTGTAGTCTCATATCCTCGGCTTTTGCCATGATCAAATAAGTTATAATTAAATTTTCCAACAGGCACCAGCAAATAATCAGCATGTGTTTTAGGAAGAGCGTCTACAAATTCGCTTTCTTTATCCAACACGATATGAAAATTTGGAGGATTAAATCTTTTTAAGTATGACAACGCAATTGGGTTAAAATTTTTATCACTAAGCTCTCCACTGGAAATCAGCCCGTTTGTAGAACAACGATTTAAGAGAAAAAATAAGCTGGATCGTAAATAAGGATCGCTATAAGTCGGCCACGTTTCCTGGAGAATGGGAAACATATTCTCGCTTTCAAAAGTAAAAACCGGAGAAGTTACAATCTCATGGATGCGTTGAGGATCTTCTAATGCACACTCCCAAAATTCGTAAATAACAGGCTTGATAGTGTGAGCACAAACAAATCTCTCGTTCTCTGCCAAGCTGAATTCAAGTTCCCCAGCATAAAACAAAAAAGAATGAACGATACTTTCTTTAGGAATTAATTCTTTTAAAAAAGTGGTACATTTAAATTTGTTTATTGAGTCCTTAATCGGAGACTTCATTCGAAGGCTCTCCATTTGCGAAGCTCTCTTTAAAGTTATCTAATTTTTGTTGGAGGTTTTCTAAATCCTCTTGTGGGGTTACTGGTGCCGTCCGATAATTAAGATATCCAGTTACAATATTGGTGACATCATTCAATATAAAGTCGGCTTTAGCCATGGCGCGCCTCACTTCGTCTAAGTCTTCTATTGTTTTGAGCGACAAAAGAGTTGGATTTTTCAAAGTCTTTTCTATCTCCGCAATCTCCAAATTGCTTGATGCTTTTTGTAAAAGGCGCTCCACTTCGCCCTGCAGTTCAGACAACTCTACAGAATATTGTATATTTACTCGCTGGCTCATCTTAACCTCGCAACAATTGTTGAGTGCTACTGTTCAACTGCTTTTCAATAATCTCGGGGGCGCCCACTACTATAATTTCCGTGCCGGTTTGCCCTCGATTAATAGTTAGCTTAGAAAACCGATGGTTATTATCAAGTCCCGGCGAGATTCCCCCGGTTTCATTTAGTTTTTGCATACTTTGTTCTTCTCTAATCATTACTACATGTTCAGGATTAACTAATATTTCTCGCAACGTAAACTTTTGATTAGTTGTAAAAGCTCCTGCGCTGCAAATTTCTGTAAGTTTAATTAACATTTTTCCTCCATAGGATATACGTGTCGTTTCTGGGCTAGCATTTGTCGGCCCCGCACCCACAGCAGGGCATGGTGGTCGGCCTGTTCTCCGAGATAAATAGCTGCTATTGGTTTCTGTGTGGTTATAACATGGGGTTCTTGGTCATTAAATAGCTGAACCGCCTGTGGTATGTAGCATAAGTCGCCTTGTTTCATTGTTTTACTCCGTTTGTATAATCCCAAAGTTTGTGGTAATCAAAGTGCCGGCGCAACTCGCAGCATTCTGTAGTGCTGTGCGCGTAACTTTGATGGGATCAATAATACCAATTTTATAACAATCTACTAGCTCTGAGGTTCTAAAATCCCAGGCCTGTGTCTTATCGGATTGAAGAATTTCTTGAATAATGAGATCGGCTGACTCGCCGGCATTTAATGCCATTTGGCGGAGGGGGGCGCTGCATGCCTCTTTTACAATAGAAATTCCCAATGCCTGATCACTGTTATCCAGAGATGACAGCTTAATGTTTGCTGCAGCACGTAGTAACGCTGTACCACCGCCGGGCACTATTCCCTCTTCTTGTGCAGAGTTTACTGCCTCTAGCGCATCTTCAATGCGATGTTTTTTCTCGGTCATTTCAACTTCTGTTGCGCCGCCGACGCGGATGACACCGACCCCGGAGGCCAGTCTTACAATACGGTCTTGGATTTTTTCGGCGTCAGAAATTGATTCAGTTTCCTTAATCGCGTTTTTAAAACGAGTGATTCTCTCTTCAACTAATTCAAAATTAGCATTACCACCAACAATGGTTGTACTATATTTATTACTCTCGATAAAATTTGCACTACCAAGATCGGTTAATTTTACATCTTCTAGTTTCTGACCGCTTTCTCGCGTCACAAAAGTTGCGCCCACCGACAACGCCAAGTCGTCTAAAATACTGCGTCTCTCTTCTCCATAGTAGGGTGCCTTGATGGCTGCGATCTTTAATGTTCCGCGCAGGGCGTTCATAATCATAGCAGCGAGGGCTTGGCCTTCTACTTCTTCAGCAACAATAATAAGCGCCCTTCCTTCGCGCGCCACCAATTCCAACAAAGGCAAAATAGGCTCGACCGACGATATCTTATGGTCGGTTACAAAAATCAACGGCTCTTCGTGATGCATCATAGATCGACGCTCATCGGTTATAAACGCACCAGCGCAATAACCAATGGGCAACTTAAATCCTTCGGTAATATCTAAGGAAGTTTCGAGGGATCGCGATTCTTCAATTGCGATTGAGCCATCTTGCCCAACCTTGTCAACTGCCATCGCTATAAGCTCGCCTATTATCAAATCATTATTTGCAGAGATGCTCGCAATGTGTGTGATCTCCTCGGTGCTGGTAATGGGTGTTGACATGTCAGTCAACTCTTTAACCACCATTTTAACAGCAGCGTCGATGCCGCGCTGTAATTCAATGGGCGATACTCCAGACGCTATGTAACGCTGCGCTTCTAATAATATGGCGCGCGCTAATACTGTGGCCGTTGTCGTTCCATCTCCAGCATCGCTATTGGTTTGAACTGCCGCCTGTTTAATAATCTCTGCTGCCGCGTTCTCAAATGGATCGTCTAACGCAACAAAGTGCGCGACGGTTACACCGTCTTTTGTAATGAAAGGAGTCTGTCCCTTTTCTTGTAGAAGAACGTTTCTGCCGCGTGGTCCTAGTGTGGAGGCCACATTGTCGGCCAGTGTGTTAACACCGTTCATAATCTTCTGCTGTAATTCTCTCTGGCTGTCGTAAGCTCTGCTCAAGTCACACCTCTATATAATACATTATAACCTCTTAACAAAGCTATGTCAAGTCTTAATAACAGTATTTACTTCATTTTTCAGAATGTCGGCATCTTTCTTGGCTTGCAGTCCGATTGCTTTTCTATTCTGATCTTTAGCACCAATAAAATATTTATTAATGTTCTCGGATAAATCGCCCAGGGCGTTAAAGATTGCGACGATACTTCCGTTGAGGCTCTGGGTATATTCCTCGGCCTTTGTTTTTAGTAATTCTGGATTTAGATCCAAGGTGCCCTTATAAGATTTTGAACCATCGGGGTTCGTGAGGTTTCTATACACAGTAGGGCTAATTGACCACTGCGCTCCTCCAACGACCTTGCTGCCATACCCCTTTGTATCTTTTAAGGCTGCAAACACTTGCCGACTAATATCAGCTTCGGAAGAAAATTCACCTCTAATTCGTTCGTACTCTTCGGCCGAAAAAAGTTTAGCAGAAGCGACGTCTTGGGTGGCTGTTGGCTTATAGCGCAACACCTCCGTTCCTCTCGGTATTTTGGTGCCAACTTCAATGTCCCCTCCGTCAATAGTTTTGAAGTGGGGCATATTTCTCGCTTGTTTGGGCTTTTTAAGAAGACGCTGGGTCATCTGCTGTGTCAGAGTTTCCGGCTCGTAAGTAAAAACGGGTATCTGTTTTGGCGCGCCAATGAGATTTAAGAAATTCTCGCGAGTAATGGTAAATTCATAAAAGTCTAATTTACCGTTCCAGCCTTTCGTGCCTTTGTCGGCGTCCTTAATGACGATTAGATAAACTATAGAATCAGATTTTCGTTGCGGTGCGGGATCCAAAAAGAAGTCCACAAGGTTTTTATAAGAACCATGAACAATGCCCCCCTTTCTAAGAACCTTAAGGCTATAGGGAACAATGGCAAAATCCTCTTCGGATAGCTCCCCGTCTTCTTTACCGCGTGATCGCTGCAACTGTATACGAAGCTGATTATCTTCAATCGGAAGCGAACCGGTCGCACCAACATCTTCGGGGTCATCAACCTGAATGGAAGTGCCTCCGAATAGGGCTGCGAGGAAAGCTTCAAAAAGAAAGCCTGTAACAGACGCACCATAGTCACTAATGATACTGGCGAACGTATCGAGAAAGATCAGGTACGACATGATCATAGCTATATCCCCCTCACCAGGAGGGGGTGCTTGCTGGTCTACGAAGGCTTTTACGCTTTGTATTTTGGCTTCGACAGTGGGGCCTTCAATGTTTCTCATTAAAGATTCCATGATTTCTCGATCACCGTTTTCTGTTTTGCCCCAGAGTTCTGTAATTTTAATGACGGGCCTCCTGATAACGGTCACATCCTCGGATCGGGTGCTTTCCTCCGTTGGGTCGTTTTGTTCTGCTTCTGCTAATGCATAACCAGTCGATGAAAAATTACCAATTGCATCCATCGCCTCTTCAATCATTTCCAACAAGGACGTTGGATCTATAACCTCTTTGAGGGTCTTGTCATATTCTTCTTTTAAAATCTCGCGCAAATCCGACATACTTTGTTCCCTCATATAATAATGTCTGCAATACCTAGTTCGACTGCTTCTTCTGCTGATAAATAGACATTAACTTTTCGTTCGAGCATCTTTTTCAGTCTTGATTTTGTCATTTTTGTTTCTGCCACCAAACAATCTGAGTACATTTCTTGCAATTGTTCGATTGCTTCCATTTCATTTAACATGTTGTGCAGGTTTCCCTGGTTGCCTCCCATAACAGTGTGAAGCATGATTCTGCAGTTTTTTGCAATCTGTCTTTGGCCCTTTGTTCCGGCTGCTAAAAGCAAAACGCCGGCCGACATAACTTTGCCCAATCCGATTGTATGAATCTCAGTATCTTCTCTGATAATCCTCATTGTATCATAAAGCGCGAACATATCGTCAGCGGATCCTCCATAGGTTGAAAGATAAAACTTAATGGGCTTCTTGTCTTCTTCCTTTTCTTTTAATTTATTAACCTCGTTCAAATATAAAAAAGCGTGAACCAAATCTGCAATTTTTTCTTCTACTACGTCCGCAAAAAGGCCGATCATATTTAACTCGGGCTCTTCGGTGTCGTCCTTCTCCTTTAATATCGAGGGATCAAATAATATTATTTTCTTGTCTTCCTCTTCTTCATCCTTGTTGGTGATGAAGTTGGTTAGCGCGCTCTTGATTTTGTCAATCATTATTGCTCCTTGTCGATTGAAAGAAATTGTGCCACAAATTCCTTGTGCTTGTTTAAGTATAACATACTAGAGTCCCAATCGTCAAACTCTAATAATGGTTTAAAAGATTTTGAGTGACACTCGACTATTTCAGTGATGGCTTTTTGTTTATAGATGGCAAGCTCATCTTCGTGCCGATGGATAAACGCCATGATATTATGGGAACTTTCTTTGGAGTCCCGCATTTTTTCTGCGCGATATATTTTTGAGTAAGCATAATGTTCAATGCCTCTCACAATAATTCCCAAGCTTATTAATTGAGAAGTCTTAATTAATCGAAAGCTGCTTCGAGTGGCGTTTAAAAAATAAAACGTCTTGCATGTAAAGTATCCAAATAAATAGGCTAGCACACATAGGGCCCATTCCATATAATCACCTTTAAAAAAATAACCATCAGAGAGAAAGTCACTGATGGTTATTATAATCGCTCGCTGTTACTTTGTCAAGTTATTTCTTTGCAGTGAGTCTCGCAAAAATTCTTTCAGCTAATTGATCGCTTACTTCTTCGCGCTGCTTTTCGGCAACTAAGCGCGCAGCAACACGACGGGCAACCTCAGCGACGATGGCGTCCTGTTGTTCGGCTACCTCTTTCGCTTTGTCTTTTCCAAAAAACTCCTCTTCGGGGTCGTATTCGGGATCTCCGGGGCCTTTGGCCTTTTTAGATTGCTTGCGGCCGGATGCGAAGCTTGGCTTATCTGCTGTCGCAGATTGGGCTGCAGCGCCACCGACGACAGGACGGCGGCCTTCTTCTTCGATTTCTTGGCCTTCTTGATAGCCGCGCATTCCTGGCTCTTCTTCGACATCTAATTCAGCGCCCATCTCTTCGGGCGGACCTTCCTCTCCGGGCATACCGGGCTCTTCCATATCCATTTCTACATCAGCATCCACTTCGAGTTCTTCACCTCCTTCCACAGATGCATCGACGCCAAGACGGTCAGCAAGGAGATCAACTAAATCGCCAAGCAATTCTTCTCGTGCCTCTTCGGGGATATCCAAAAGAGGATCGCCCTCGTCTTCAAGGTCGCCCTCTTCGGGCTCCATTCCCATATCCATCTCGGGAGGCATTTCGTCTCCTCCTTCGGGTGCGGGAGGACCTTCTTCCACATCCAGATCCATTTCCATTTCTGGTTGTTCACTTAAATAAGTTTCGGTGAGGGGTGTTAGATTCGCAAGCTTCATAAAATGCCGAATCTCGCCCTCTGTTAATAGTTTCTTACGAGCCATTTAAAATTCTCCTTAAGCCAAATTCTTGAACTCAAAAATAAATAGTAGGATCGTCCGTTAAACACCTAAAAAAACGTACAATTAAAGTTCTGAGTGCTCTTCTGCAATGAGATCAAAGATGTCTATAACCTGCTGTTCGGAGAGTCCTAAGTCACTTAAGTTTTCTTTTCCGGTCTGCCTAAGTTTTTCAGATTTAGCTACGCGGCTTTTAGATTGAGGCTTTACTTCGTTTATAAAACCATGAATCCGGTCGTCGCTTTCAATGTACCCCGTAATTAAATGTCGAAAGAAAGCGGCCTGCGATAAACCATCGTGCTTCAGTCTAATTAAAAGCTTTGCATGCCGATGGTCATTGTCAGTAAAAACAATTCGCTTTGTTAAATTGCCATAATCTATTTCATTAGCCATTACCACTTCCTGGTTGTAATATGCGTCTGGCTTTCTGATAAGCTTGAGGGCGTCTGTTCAATAAACGTTGCTTTAGATTGAAGCTCTTCGATTGACCTTGCGCCGCTATACGACAGGCCCGACCGAATCCCTCTTTCTATGTCCTCAAGAATAACGGCAGCTTTTCCGCCATAGGGAACACGGGATGCAATACCTTCTAGCGAAGAATATTTTCCGCGCCAGTCTGTCTGCGCCTCTTTGCTGGCCATTCCTCGATAGGATTTCCATACGCTACCGTTAGCTTCTCTAAAAATTTCTCCTGGCGCCTCAGCCGCACCTGCGAGCAGGGAGCCACACATTACTGCGTCGGCCCCCGCGGCGAGAGCTTTTACCATGTCGCCAGAATTGCGCAAGCCGCCGTCAGCAATGATGGCTACGTCCCGATCTGTTTGCGCGCAATCTAAGATTGTTTGTAAGCCAGGAAGGCCATGGCCCGTTTGAATTCGCGTTGAGCAAATGGAGCCCCCGCCAATATTGCACCGCACAGAGCTAGCACCCCAATCAGAGAGATCGTTAATCGCCTCCAAGGTTGCAACGTTGCCTGCCATAATATGAATGTCGTAATCAAACATAGTGCGTAACTGTTGTAAGGCTGCCTTCATTAATATATGGTGCCCGTGGGCTACGTCTATGCAGATAAATGTTGCGCCGGCTTCAGTTGCTGCAATGGTGCGGTCAGTATAATCTCCCGTAACTCCAACAGCGGCACCAATATTAATCTCGCCGGCATTATCTGTTGCTATAGCAATATGGCGCGCTTGTTCTTCTATCGAATTATATCGATGAACAATGCCCGCGGCTCCCCTTTTGGCCAACTCTACAGCCATTGGTGCAGTGGTTACTGTGTCCATTGGGGATGAAAAAATTGGCGTTTGTAATATTAAACCATCGCCTAGGTCTGTAGAGATATCAATCTCCGAACGTGATTCGATATCGGAATATTGGGGTGACAATAATACATCGTCATATGAAATTGTTTTACGCATTAGGCATAACTCTCGATGAAATTTTTGATATCGCTTCTCCGATACCATGTATCTTTGTGAGGTTTCTCCGGGTCGCTCAAGATTTTAACTTGGGTTTGCGGAGGGTCTGCAATCACCATTGCGATTGTGGGAACCCCATTAAACTTTAACTGTCTTTCAACCTCGGGATGGTCATCGATGTTGAATGCAAAAAAATAGACGCCTTCATAATCAGACGATATCTCTTCATAAAAATCCTTTAAAGCATGACAGTAGTGACACTCATTAGAATAGAACTTAATCAAGCACGTAGCTGCTTCTCTGGTCTTGCCATCAAGCAAGTTGTTCAATGCCTTAATCGACAATCGTTGTACTGTCATCTTCTTGCTCCTTTTGTTTCATATATTCTGCGACCACTTTCTGCGCTTTGTCCCAGCAGTCCGGACAATAAAGACGTACTGTGTCTTTATCTTCTCTTACAACTACGTTCCACGACTCTACCATGACTTTATCTTGCTTGTCAAACGGCTTTACACAGGCGTTACATTCGTCTGGTAGCTGGTTGAACTGGAAAATTTTTTCCGACAGATTTTTAGTGCTATCCTCCCCTAATTGTTTTTCCATTGCGCGCCGTTGTTTTCTATTCATCGGTTGATTCCCTCCACCCATCCGGGAATCATTCTTTGTGTTCCATCAAAAACTACGACTGCAGATGGGAAGGGCGCCGAATTTTGACTGTCTCCAAATTTTAAGCGTCCTTTGACAAAGTGAATTTGAGCAGCCTTCATAACATATTCGTGCCAATACTTTGTGTCTGTTCGCGCTGGAATCAACATCACCACTTTAGTGTCTGCGTGCTGCGATTCTTCATATCCCTTTTTAATCCACGCATCAATGCCGCGGCCATATGGGGGGTTAACAAATACAGTATATCCTTCCCAACTTTTCTTCAAGCCATCTTCCATTGGTGTATAGAAGTTAGTGCACTTGGTATTATGCGGAGTGGCGCACGGATCTAAATCAAAAGGCCCAAATCTCCAATCTAATTTCTTAAAGAAATCATCGGGTGTTGCCCACTCTCCGCTTTTGCTTGAAAACATAACTACTTGTGTTGCTTTATCCATTATTAATCCTTTGTGTTGCTTTGTTATAATATTCTTCATCTATCTCGCAACCCACAAAGCTGCGATTAGTATTCTGTGCGGCTACTGCTGTGGTTGCGGAGCCTGCGAAACAATCCAAAACTAAATCGCCTTCATTGGAGTGCTTCTTAATTAGTGCCTCAAACAGAGGAAGACTTTTCTGTGTGGGGTGAAATCGGGATTTTCCCCCTTGGAGGGGATATTCGTAAATACCTTTGTCGTATTTGCTATTAAAGGTGGGCTTTGACTTCTTGATGCCCAGCAGTGCGATCTCTCTGCAATTTGTCAGATAGTTTACGTTGCTATTAATTGGTTGTGGGTTGGTTTTAATCCATTCTATAAATCGGATTTGTTTAAACTTAGCTTTTTCCAAAGTATCTTTAAGGTTTGTAAGTTTCCACAAATCAAAAAAAACGATGCAAGTACCTCCAGGGCGCAATACTCTATAAAACTGTTCTATGAACAATTCTAATTTTTCAAGTGTAAATTCTGAATCCCAATCTCCATAATTGGTTACTACTGCGTACTTTTTACCGTAAATGCTTCCGTATTTTAAAAAGTCTGACTTAAGTTTTTTTAATTTACTTGCGCGGCGCGGGGCCTTAATTCCAGAACTGGCGAACCATTGATCCCATTCTTGAGGAGTCTTATAGTTTTCCCACTCTTCTTCAGTTTTTAGATTAATGGCACCCTCTTTGTCTTGCACTGTAACATGTTTTACCCACTTATCCATTCCGGTGTCTCGGGAGGTGATATACGGAGGATCAGTTAAGATAAGGGCCACCGAATTATCTGGTAATTCAGATAAAAATTGTAGACCTTCTTGGTGTTTAAGGACAATTGAGTTCATTTAAAATTTTGTGTCCTTGAGATATTCACCTGCGATTAACTCTTCATCTTGCTCCGCTTCAATTTGGGGAACAAAAATTATTCTATCAACACTCTTTTTGTTGCCCATTGATGGGTTCCAGTCTTTAATTTTATCAATAGCATTTTGGCGTGCTTTCTGAATATTTTCAACATTCTTATCATTTAGTGCGGCGATTATTACGATTTCATCACATAAATTATTGATATTTCTTTTCCATTGAGTGTTTGCTAAAGTTGCACCAGCGAACTCAGATGATTTAGAAACAAAATAAGGTGAAAGTTTTTTTTCCACACCATCTACAGTTAGAATAAAAACATCACCAGATTTTGTTTCGAAGTTGCACTGATCTTTGGTTATACCATAGTCGTTGTTGTTTCCAAAATAGGTAGCCAACTCGTTCTTGTCCCAAGTTCGCATCTTACGGCTTGTAGCTTTATCCTGTTTCTTAATTCTGTTCCACAAAGTTTGAAATTTGTGATCTGGCATTTTACACTTTTTATAAAGCTCTTTGACCTTCGTTCTCTGTTCCCCTTGTTCGAGATCTTTGTAGTTTGGAATTTTCCCTTCGCTAATCATATCTAAGATTGACTTTACATTATCTTCCTCGGATGCCCTCACGTTAACATCATGAACATTGTTTTCGATAGCCTGATACATTTTCAAATCAGTGTGAGAGTGCTCGTAAAGAGATATCCAAATGAAGCCTTTATCGCAATTGTAGATTTTTTCTCCACGGGATTCGAGAATATTTGCTCCGCGGAAGCGCGTGTTGCCCCAATAAAGGTCAAATATTTTATTGCCTTTGTTAACCCCAACACAGATACCGGTGCTCTGTCCCTTGGAGCTTTTCATCTGTTCTGCCTTTTCAATTACGGCTGTTTCAGAGCAGTCTTGAACCCTCGGTTGGTGTGATTTGGGCAGGCGTCTGATTATAATCAGAGGAACTTGATATTCTGTGAGTTGTACTTCCCTAACGGGGCACCAAACATCACGGGTTTCATATTGTGTCATATCGAAAACATCTACTTTGTCATCTGTTTCTGTATTCACCAATGCAAGTTGTTCATTCATTTTAAATTTCCTTTGTTCCATATTTTTTAATTTCTTTCCAGCAAATAGTTCCAGATGGGCGCGGATCGGCGGGACTTTTTCCTTCCTCTGCCTGCTTCTTCTTTCTAAGAAAATCTTTTTTAATTTTAGGAAGCAAAATTTCGTATGCTTGTTCTCCCGTCATCCACCAGCTTTCAATCAATTCGCCAGTAACTGGATCAAATCTATCAAAATAGTGTCGTCCAAGATCTCTAATCTTAACCTTCAAATATTCTACTTGTTCTTCCCAGCTATTCTTGCGAGAAATACCAGTGTAGTTGCCACAAGGATGCTTGCCGATGGTTGATTTTCTTTCACATCCCATCTGTGTTGGGATCAGTCTTTCATTGATACAATCGGCGCCAGACTTCGCTGTAGATGGGATACAACCAGTTTGAAGCGATGCGACCACCTCGCGCCACTTCCGCGGATCGTTTGAATAGCCCTGCGCAACCATGAGGGTGCTCAGCAGTGTCATCGTTTCAACAATTTTAAGATCATCAGCAGTCATCCTGTACTCCCTAGTGCGCCATCACCTCTATCGCTGATGGTCATTGGATATTCATTATAGAGCGACTCTGTGGCTGTCTCTTGCGGCCGAAAATGTACTACGGGGGTCAGCACCAATTGTGCAATTTTTGTGCCGTGCTCAACATATTCTGTGGTTGAGCCGATGTTGTGAAGGTTAATAAAGACCTCGCCTTCATAACCTGAATCAATTACGCAGGCTCCTACAACCAAGCTTCTCTTCGCGGCCATTCCTGACCGGTTTTTTACCTCAAGCATATAGCCATGTGGCACTTCAAACTTCAAGCCAGTTGGGAAGATTTTGCTATCTCCCGGCTGCATCCGCCAGTGAGCGGTGGTCATATCGGGGCAAAAGTATACATCGAGTCCTGCGTCCGAAGGGTTTGCACGAGTTGGGGTCGTAACCCCTTCCCGCACTTTTGAATATCGTATAATCATGGAGTGCTGTTGCCTCCGCTAATCATTTCAAAGTTCTCCACCACTTCATCGATGTTAAACTTACCCTTGTAAAGCCGATAAGCTTTTACTGCTGCTCGAATTTCGTCGGTATTCAACCAACTGTTCTCGCGGTACTCTGACCGCAGGTCTCGGCGCTGATCCTTATAGGGTTCCATCGCCTCTTCAATTGCTGCCAATGAGCGAATATACTCCTTGACATACTTTTTCTTTTCTTCGTGTGAATTGGCCACACTGCCTCCTTTGTTACTTATATAATATAACAAATTCTAGAGGGAATGTCAAGCGTTTATTTGCCTTGACCCCGATATTTTTTCTTGTATCTCTTGCCGCCGCCATTTGGGCCGGGACTACCATATTTCGTGTTGGTAGATTGTCCATTACGCGTTCTTTTCGGCCTTATACCTGCCGTTTTGTTCTTAGTGTGCTTGCTAGATGCCATTTTTACTCCTATTTAAAGTCAAATTTAACTGTAGCTTCAATTTTCAAGTGTGGGACGTGAAGATGATTTGCAAGATTGTGCTTCAAACACTCGTCAGATTCTAGGAACCAATCTGCGTGTCCTTTTTCATGAATAATATCTAAAAAATAATCTTCGTGATGGCCACAATTTTTTGCCATCATCTTATAAACTTTTTGGTTGAGCCGCTCCGTTTCTTCTGCATCGGCTTTAACCTCTTCTACTTTTCCAATAGTCATTGACGAGACATCATGAATCATCAAGGTAGCGTCTGGGTCCATATAGCGCATACCTTCTTTACCAAAGCTAAAAAGGAGCGCACCACATGACATGGCCTTTCCTTGAACTATTGTAGCAACTGAAATGCGAGAATGTCTTATGTCAGAAATCATTGACATCAAACTATATACTTGCCCTCCATAGCTATCTATAATTATAGGGACCACCGGTTGGCCTGTGTTTTGGGCTTTGCTCATTTTGTCCGAAAACTCTTTTGCGGACGCTTCATCAAATTTTTTGACGCGGATAACAATCGGAAGATCGTCAATGAGTTCTTTATCTTTCAATAAAGGACTAAAATTTTTAATAACATTCATATTATTAACTAGCCCAATAGCCTGAAAGTTCTACCAATTGCATAGGTAGAAAACCCCCATTGCTCATCATACTTTAATCTTGCCATATAAGGTCGGTTCAAGAAGATCGCATCTTTCTCTGGTTTAATGCCCCAGCAGCGGATTTTGGTCAACTCGTTATTAGAATCAATTGTCTCCACAATCCAATAAAGTTTTCCATTTTTTGTTTTCTTCGGAATAATCTTGCGCGGAATAAACCAGCACACTTCCAAATCGGTATCAAATTCAGAAATGGGAGGAATAAATTTCTCTTGGAGTTTCTCCACCGTTTCTGTTTTAATGACAAGGTTAATCGGGAAGACTCCTGTAAGCTCTGTCTTAAATTGAATGATCTCTTCTTCGGTGAAATCGCCTTCGGGCCGATACAGTTCCAGATTCTCTCGAAACTTCTTTAAGTTCTTCGGACGCTCGACCACACAAGCTGACCAAAAATGCTTTCGACCAGTGAATCTGTCATCCATGATGTTGTCCAGGGCTCCTCCACGACATAGCGCGTCGAGGGCTTTCTTGTTGAATTTGCTATAAGATATTTCTTCTCTAAACAGAAGATCTTCTGCGTTCTTAAAAGGTCGATGCTCAAGAATCTGTTCAATCGCTGACATACCTAGACCCTTAATGGAAGTGAGCGGCTGAATAAGCGTTTTGCCATCTTTGCTAATCTCCCACACGGTTCCAGATTTGTTGATGTCTAACGGAGCGATCTTGAAGCCATACTTCTTGGCGATGTTGATTGCCTTTTCTTTTCTTGTCTCCGGCTCTTTGTCGAGGAAGGCGGCCATCCACTCAGAAGGATAATAATTCCACAGCCACGCGCATTGGTAAGAGATAATGCTGTATGATACTGCATGCGACTTATTGAAGCCGTATCCAGAGAAATACTCAAACTTATCCCACAAGGCTTCTGCCTTGTCTCTATCGATCCCCTTGGCTGCGCAGCCGGTGACGAACTTAACTCTAAGTTTAGTTTTGATCCCCCCCTTGCCAGTTCCCTTTTTAGTAAGAATCTTGCGTAGGAGGTTACCCTCGTCCAGCGTAAGGCCACCGAGCCTATGAGCCAACAATGCAATCTGTTCCTGAAAAATCAAGAACCCAAAGGTTTCGCCAGTAATTTCTTGTGACTCTTCGGAAAGATACGAGACATATTGGGGATGGTTCTTTGCTTCCATATAATCTGCGTCAACGCCAGCCGACAATGGCCCGGGCCGAAAGATAGAAGTTACGGCAGAAATATCAATGATGCTCGTTGGTTGCACTCTTGTGCAAAAACTCTGCGCTCCCTGTTCGGTAAACTGAAAGACACCGGCCCACTTGCCTTGGTGAAAGACGTTCTTATAAACTTCTTGATCATCGAAATCGATTACATCGGGGTGGATCGTCTTATTATAATAGTCTAATATGTCTTCAAAAGTTGGCTCTTCCACTCCATAATGGCGGCGCAAGATATGTTCGATGCACCCTTCCATCATCTTTAAGGTGGAGAGGCCCAATAGATCAAACTTAATGAAACCCATTGGTTCTAAGTGTCGAACGTTCTGGCCTTCTGCCCAGGGCGCCTGTCGCACGCCTCCTGAATTAATCAGCGGCATGGACCGGTCAAGATCCTCTGCGATTACTACGCCGCCTGCATGCCGAGAACAGGAACGAACCTGTCCCACAAGGCCTTCAACGCGCGCTTTGACTTCTGGATACTTTTGCAAAAAGCTTTGGAGGGTGACAGAATATTCCATCACCTCTTCCCAAGTGGGGGCGTATACCCCAGCTTTAATACCGTGCTTCTTTTTGGCTTCGGGCATTGCTTCTCGCATCATCACGCTGGTAACGTTATTAACCTCGGTGAAAGGGATGCCATAGAGCTTCGAGATATCTTTAATAAGAGATCTCAACTGCAAAGTGTTCCAGTTCGAAATCGGGGCTACACAATCCTCACCCCACATCTCGACCAGCTTCTCTTTCAGGATCATGCTATCTGATACATCATAATCAATATCGGGATAATCTGTTGCGTCTGAACGCAAGAAGCGCGAGAACAGGAGGCCGTGTCTAATGGGATCTACTTGTGTAATGCCAAGACAGTATGCGACGAGGGAGCCTGCGGCTGAGCCGCGGCCGGGGCCGGCAAGCATCTGCTTCGTTGCTTCGTCAGCAATCGCTTTCATGGTCAAGAAATACTTAGAGAATCCTCGATCATCAATAACGTCTAGTTCTTGCTTGAGGCGCGCTAAGTATTCTGGATCTTCGTTTAATCCTTTCTCGCGCAATCCTTCTAGAGCATAGTTAACCAATGCATGCGTAGCAGTTGTGCCGGCAGGAACCACAAAGTCTGGAAGGCGCACCGTCGCGTCTGGGAAGAAGCTCTCGATGCGGTCGTGGGCAATATGGTATGTCTCTGTAATACTGTTCATTACCAAGTCATCATCATACTCAAAGCCTTGGCTCTTGGAATAACTTTCATAGCTCTCCCACATTTGCTCGCCATTCTTGGGATATAGTTCATAGCCGATCTCTTCTACGTCCGCGGGGAATTCTGCCCCCTCACCCCAGGATGGTGTTCCTTTTCCCAGCCATCCTAGGCGCTTGTATAGCTCTCTATCCTTCCATGCAGTCTGGTTCGGGTAGTGACTGTCGGCTGTAGAAATCAGCTTCATATTAAACTCTTCAGAAATCTGAACGATGAGCTGGTTAAGTTCGTGCTGCTCTTTAATGTTGTTCCACTGTAGCTCTCCATACCAGCGATCTCCGAAGATCGCTTGCATGCGGCGAGTGGTATCGCGCATGTCATCGAGGGCTGCTTCACGATCAACACCGGTGCGGTTGCCTTCATCGTCGTAGGTGCCGTTCTCCCAGTAGTTTCCGGCATACACGCCGCCTAGGCACGCAGACGCAGCGATCACACCTTCGCCATACTTCTCTAGCAGTGCATAATCCATGCGAGGATAGCGATAGAAATTTTCGCTCTTATAGCTCTCGGATACAAGCTTGAAAAGGTTATTAAGGCCCGTCTGATTTTGAGCCAAAAGAATTAGATGGCGTCTACGTCGCAATAGGTCTTGAACTTTTTTGCTATCAGTTTCATCCTCTACAGTCGCGCCAGACGCTGCGTCTTTCTTGGCGCCGCGAGAGCGCTTCTTGTCGGCCATAACCGTTTCGTATTCTTCGCGCCACTCTTCGATTGAAGGAATAAAATACGCCTCCACTCCAAAAATAGGCTTGAAGTCTCTTCCCTCTGCGTGCATCTTTTTGGCGTGCAATACCTGATATGCTAGACCGTTCATATTGCCGTGGTCAGTGAGTGCTAACGCATCACTGCCATTCTCATATGCAAAGTCCATGTGTGCTTGCGGATAGCCAATGGCATCAAACAGCGATCCCGCTACGCTGTGGGCGTGAAGCCCTACGAATTTAATCGTCATTTAGTTTTCCCTCTCTATATACTAATTTAACATGTTTATGGGCTTTAGTCAAGTTATTTGACGGTTTTTGTATAAAATTTTCAGAACCCATAAATAGTTGATATTCTTGCCATTTTGAGATATCATAGTACCAGTCAAGCTCTTCTTTGTGGGCATTCGTCTCGTTAATTTTTTGAAAGACTGTATCGAAGTCAAATTGGCGTGCTGACCACCTTTCGTTAAGTGGCAATTTTTTTTGGGGGTATTTTTCATCTGGGCCCGGGTTCAAGTATTCTCTAGATGTAGTCTTGTTAATATGTCTGCGACACTGAATATAGTCTTCTCCGAACATCGTAAAGGCAAGCGGTACATTATCTTTCACAGTTTTGCCGTCGTGTGTTAAAAAAAAGTTATTTTCAAAATCTGAAATTTTGCCTCGGAAATTTCTCAGCGAATATACATTATAGGCACTCATCGGAAATGTCACGAAATACTTATGTGGAACCACCCAGTGGGAGATAATGTTTGCCACTCTCCACGCTGAATTTATACCATGTAAAGCTGACCAGCCATAGGAGTCTCGACGGTCGCGATCTTTGGGATGAACTGGCACGTAATATATAGGTATCTCCTTGCGTTGTTCACTGGGGAAAACAGCGTGCTTTCGATAATAATATACGGGGTCGTAAGCCCACTCCCCTATGACTTTTTTTATTATGGGCGCAAGGTCATCATTGGCCACAATCCAGATGGTTTGACAGCCGGCGACAGCGCACTCAAAAACTGCTTTTTGAATGGCTGTAAACCCGGGATCTACTGGTAGCAAGCACTCTGGAGTGGCCAAATCAAAATCCGTCTGTAGGTTTGCTAGCGGTATAATACCTGCAAGATGTATGTGTCTTCCATCGCTCATAAATTCTCTAAAAGTCTATGATATCCCACACAAGCCTGTGGTAAATCTTGGAGTAAATCTTTTTCTTTAATCTCCGGAACCTCGACAGTCTCGACGGATGGCTGTGGGCGCTCCAGTTCCTCGCGCCTCTCGCGGCCAATGATAGTCGTTCTAAATTTGTAATGTTTCGGTGTTCCGGTGGGCGAATAGCCATTAAATAACCCCTTCATTCCTCGGTTTTCCATCTCAGCTATCATCTTAAATCTCGCCATGGTTTGCGAGTAGTCAAAATTCAGCAATTCTGTTTCTGTTAGCCTGGAAACAAGACAAGCATCCTTGACAGGAGAAGACCCATCAATGCGATCTGTAGGGTAAAACCAGATTTGCTTAACGAAATCATCCGCCGTCTCAATGAAATCGATTTCATGTTTCCCTCCACGATTGAATGCTATCCAATCATAACACATATAAGTGGGATCTGCAACTGTTTTTTCTTCAGTGAGGCCAGTGCAATTGTCATCACCAAAATAATAAGCTTTTTCAAATTTGATCTCGGCTATTTTTGAGTACTCGTTGGAACACACTAAAGTCTCTCCCGTGTATCTCATGCTTTCACACAGATCGCTTAACGGCATTTGTCCTTCGAGCGAAAGAAGAAACAAGAGTCTTTCCCAGAGTAGTTCTTTGGCATGGCCCACGTTAATATTTTGGCCGTGAGTGATAAGGGGGCGCGAAACATCCTCAAGACGCACGCAAGTAAGATTCAACGATGGTTCTAAATAATCAAACCTAAAGGGCCGTTGCGGTGTTGTGAAAAAAATGGGCAATTTGTTATGGAAGGCATACAAAACTGCCGTTAAATTACTGCCGACTACTATCTCACTGTATTCAAGATTCATCCTCGCAGACTTCGCTGGCGCTGCTGTATCCACTCTCTTCCTCTTTTTCTACTTCTTGTAAAAGGGCCTTAATGTCTAAATTAACACAGTCTCTTTTGGTCTTGCTCACATGATAGTGACTAATAAACCCCGAGAAGGCTCCGTACTTCACTTCTTGCTCATAATTTGTTGAGGTATTGCCAAATTGAGTGAGAGGCGCCTCATAAGGAATTTCGAGCCCTTCATGGATCGCTTTCCAAAGTGCTTTCAAGGCTCTAATTTGAACCGGATAAAAATCTAAGTAAGGATCTAAGCTCTCGCCGTGCACGCGTGAGTTTTCAACCAGGGGTCTTTCTCCATATCCATTTTTAACATACCAAGCTTGGTACTTAAGATAGTAAGCGTTGCTGATCTCCACTCCGACAGAGGCGCGATTAACTCGGGTGCTCCCGGCATGCCAACACCCATGTTGCATATCAATAGTTTGATATATGGTCCCATCATTATCAATTAAAAAATGTACCGAGATTCCTTTCTTGTCGAGCACTTGCTGACAAGAGCTAGAGCTTAAGCAAACATCCCAGTGGTTTACAAACAGGCGTATCTTTCGTGGGGGGCGCCCTATATAGTCATAGTAGGTGCCGGCTTTAGATTTATGACCCCCGCTCTCGGACCACAGAACCACTTTGTCCCACTTGATTGGAATAAAGTTTCCGTTGTAAACAATATAGTTAGAATAAGCGGGGGTTTCGGGCTTGTGTTCATCTATTTCTGCTTGTCTTTCGGTCCAAATCCTACGAAACGTCATAGGCCCAACCAAGCCATCAGGAGAGAGGTCGCGAATTCGCTGCCACTTCTTAATTGCTCTTACTAGCTCGTCATCAAAATATTTCTCTCCAAACCAAGTTGGATCCCATCCCAAATTTGCCCCGGATGATTGGTTATAAAAGTTCTTATCAATGGGCATAGCATTTTATTTTCCTGTTACTCCGACAATATTCCTACAATATAATTATCTAGGACTAGGTTAATTGTCTGATTTTTCACATTAATTTCCTCAATCATTGACTTGTCAACGATGATCTGTGCGCCTACGTGCAGTTCTTCTTTAAATCTTACATCGGGCGCCCAACTCACCACCTCCACAATTACGTGCTTTTCTTCGGTAGGTTTAAAATCTGCAGGGAGGACGATTCCACTTGCGGTTGTTGGTCCAGGGGGCGGTGGAACCTCTATTTGTAGATGTCTATTTACAGGCTTAAGCATTGTTTACCTCTTTATTGATTACTCTTTCATGGGTGTTGAATTCTTTTCGCGTTAAAAAAGCTTCTTCGCGTGCATTACATTTTTTACAACGCATTGAAACATTGACATTTTCACAAACCATTGCTTCTATCCTCCCGGTTGGTACCCAATAGCATTCTTTTGGGTTTCCTTTACAGGCTATCTTTATTCTTTTTTCAGTAAGAAGGTGGTTAAAATTCATAGTTTCTCCTATAGTGTGCATGTATCATTTGTGCAAAATTTTGTGCCGTTGCCGCCTTCTGTGTCTAGTATCCTGACAATCGGCACGATCTTAGCGGACATCTTTTCATAAGTTTCTTTTGTGATGGATTCGTAGGGGGCTTGTTTATAGCCTGTTTCTTGATATCTCAAAAAAGAAACGGCTTTTAATCTGGTTTCGTACATTTCTAGTGCATTCTTAAGTTGGTGGGCTTCTTCATCTTTAAACGTTACAGTAATTGAAACTGAATTATCTGCCCAATAATATTGATACTGTGCTGCAATCTCAAGCTGTTCCCATATACTCACCTTGGATTTACTTTTTGTGAAATATGGTTCGTGAATTGGGAATTCCACCACCATTGTACGTGGAGAATATTCGTCTTTTTCAATATTATACCCGGCATTTTTAAGTCTGTCAAGAATTTTTGAATCTTGAGAAAATCTGATGCGTCTAATATAGTATTCATCTTCTGGGAAGTGGATGCCCGGAGTGGAACCATTCAACAAAGAAACGGTGCCAGACGGCTTGATAGAGGTGGTTCGCACAGATTTTGGAATGCATAACCAGTTTGAGTACTCTTCATCTAATTCTTTGACATAATTATAAGCTTTGTCACACCACTCATACATTTCGCGGCGCCCATGTTTATTAAATGCCTGTACAACACCCGATTGAGAAAGTCCAATGCGCCGGTTCTTGAGCATCTTGGCGTTAGTCTCTGGCCAGTGCGTATTAGAGAGTGTGATGGTCTTGCCGTATAAATATGCAATCTTTAATGTCTTCAGGTAGTCTTCTAGATCGTCGTGCTTGGCTGGAAACGTTTCAACCAGACAACAAAGCTCTGCGTCTTCAAGCTGCTGTTCTACACACGGGTTAAAGCCAGCAACGTTAATGTCGTCGAGCCTGATTCCATCCTTAAAGCGGCCGCGGGTTCGCGCATTCTCTAACCAGATATATCCCGGCTCTCCGTTGGCTTGACTTTGTGCAGCGTGCCATGTGTAGTCCATGCCCACCACTGCATTGAAAGAGTTGTTGGACCCCCATCGATGATGATAAAGCTTTTCGTCATCGTTTTTCATTTCCAGGTAATATCGATCATCATAATTGCCAATGGCCAACGCAGCAGAACGACGGACATTGCCAGCTACCACACAACGTCCAATCAAATTTTCTGTGTCTACGATATCAACTGATGAAATCGGCTCGCCAGATTTGCTTCCGTATAGCTGAACTAAATTTTCATGGAGTTCTTTAAGGGGGCCATGGCCACTAGAAGTTCCACCAAACCCATGGATAAGGGCGCCTTCGGGACGGATGGCAGAATAATCAAACTTGGGAACCTTGCCCCCAAAGAAAAATCCATCTAGTAATAGATGAACAGAGTCTACCCACCCTTCGCGGGAGTCGTCAATGACCAGTGTATCATTTGTATATTGCGGCTCTTGAATTGTGAGAGTGTTGGCTCCTTCGGTATCAAACCCTACGCCAATCCCCAGCATCAAGGCATCCATCATCCACGCAAAAAGATATCCCCCCTTGCTGGAGAGATCTCTTGTGGAACGGAATGCGCAATTAAAAAGTCCTGCGGCTGTGCGCTCTTCTACAAACTTGGTGCCCATCATCCACAGGCCGCGGCCCGGAGGTGTCCACTTAAGATTAAACAAGCGATCATAAGCCTCTTTGGCGGTCTTTTGTGCTTTTGCATCATTCCATTCAAGACTAAGCAAAAAGACATGTTGCTTTTGCATATTAAACATCCCCTCGATAACGCGTTTGCAAGTTTGCCACCATTCTTCTGAACCAGTAGCGTCGGGATCAAATTCGTTAAGCCTGCGGGAGTAAGTACGTTTAAACGTAACGTATCCTAACGGACCCCACGGCACTTCTTTCGCTTTATAGGGCTCCAAGAAGGTGTCTGATAACCTAAATCGCCGGATGTTTTCTATTGTTCTCATTTGTTTTTATTTCCTTTTTAGTCTTGAATATTTTTCTCGTAATAACATCTGCTGTTCTTTGGAGCTTAGTGTAAGCGGGGATGTTACAACAGAATTAACTGTGGTGGGCATCGGTGCTTTTGGAAGAATCTTAATCTGTACATTGGATGTATCCATAAAGATCGGATACACCATCCCATCCGGTCCATTTCTATTCTTTGCAATAAACAGCTTTCCCTGGTTATTTTGTTTGTCTTCAATTGTTCGCGAGATCGAAAAAATAAAGTCTGCTACAAAGCACTTATTAAACGCTTCTGAAATCTGCTCCATTGTGATAACTTCTGCGCTTAATCCTGATCGATTTGTTTGTGAAGCTGTCCAAATAGGACACTTAAACTCGGTGGACATGGCGCGGAGATCTTCATAAATAGATTCAAGTTCGTTTCTCTTCTCTTTTCTCGCGACAACCGGTCTCAAAAGATCTGCATAATCAACAATAATCATTCCCGGCTTAATGCCACGCTTGATCAAACGAGATAAGTGTGAACGAATCGTGCTTGTGCTCGCTGATTTTGTAGGATACTCTTTAACAATCAAAGAACCATCCAGTTCTTTAATCTCTTCATATATCTCATCTTTAAAATTTCGAATATCTGACAATGGATAACGGGTAATGCAACTATCATATCGTATGCCAATCACAGTATCTTGAAGTTCGAGCGTATAGTGTATAACAGTCTTGCCCTCTAAGATTGCCTGCGTGCCCAGATGAACTAACGCCATCGATTTTCCGGCGCCCGTGGGTGCAATCACGACGCCCAACTCACTCTTACCAAGGCCGCCACCAGTAATGACGTCAATTTCTTTCCACCCTGTGGTCACCGGGTTGCGATGTTTGAGCTTAAAGCGCTCCTCAAAGTCAGCAAAATAATCATAACCAAAGTTGTTTTCTGATCCAAGCTTAAGCGCCTCATTAATAACAGTAGAAATTTCATCAAAAGAACAGTTCTGCAGCAATCCTACAGATTTCATCATGGCCTCTTTAAGGTTTTGCTTTCGGCAGAAATCGAGGGAAGTCTCTTTAATATATTCAATGTCGGACATTTCACGAGTATGAATGCGTGCAAAATATTCACGTACTTGATTTTGTAATACTTCATCGTCTCCATCCATATCAGTTCGCAGAATAGTAATCATTGCTTCAACCGATGGATGGGTGCCGTAACGGTCGCGATAATCAATTACTTTTGAAACAAAAACCCGCAAATATTCTAACTCTAAGAACTGTACATCAAGCACCTCGCTAATTTGATCAGCGAACGGTCTGTCTTCAAAAATAAGTTGTACGAGTCCCTCTTGAAAGGCCTTTCCATACCTTCCAAAATTCACATTTTCAGTGAGCATCTAATCCCTCTCGATGTTGTATTGTATATATAACAGATTGACAGCTAAAGTCAAATCATTTTTAAAATAATTATTTTTGATTGTCAAGACATTCTCTGCTAATCTTGTTTAAGTTTGTGCGTAGATCTTCCCAGTTTAATTCACCAAATCCATCATCACGCATCATGCCAATAATTTCAGTTTTATTAAATTCACATTCAAAGTTCTCTATCGATTCTTTGACATACATTTTAGACTGAAAAGACATTTGCGGAGCATATAGCTGCATCATCTTATAATTGTGTTCGATAAGGCCTTTATTCTCTGCAATGCTTGTAAAAAACTTAAGTTTGGTTTTAGTTTTATGACAAAATTCTACCACTTCATCGATGGTATAAGTTTTGCTATCGCCTAGAAAGTTTAATCTTTTGCTCACAGTAGGAAGGCCCGCACCTTTAATACCGGGTAGATTATCGGAAGCGTCTCCCGCAATTGCGCGGGCTAGTGCCATATTAGTAGGGTGAATACCTGTCTGTTCAATAATGCGCTTCTGGTTAAGCAGTTCGTTTTTAGTGGGGCGCAACAATACAGTTTCGTCATTACACACTTGCATGAAATCTCGGTCATTAGAAATGATAATTTTCTGCCAGCCCTTATAATACTCCATCTGCGTAAGATATGCGATCACATCGTCAGCTTCAATCTCTGGAATCATAAACTGAATGATAGGCATGTTGTTCAGATATTCAATAACGCGGCTTTGCTGCCACATTTTGTTCTGCAACTCTTCGTCGTCAGTGAGGTTGTGGAACGCTCGATTTAATCTGATCGGCTTCCTACCTTCCTTATAATTTTTGTCCATACTCTTGCGCTTTCTAGAGCCGTTAGGGCCGTCCCACACCACCACGATCTGATCCGGCTTAGTCTCTCGGACATGTCGCTGCAGGATCTTAACAAATCCTTTCAGTCCCCCAATCGGATCCCCGTTAGAGGAAATGGACGGGTCTACAATATATGCCCTCAAATACGCATTCAACGCATCTACAATTAATACTCGTTTCATTTAAAAAGCCCTACCTGTTATATACAATATAACATAGCAGGGCTTAAATGTCAAGCAGTTTTTAACGATATCTGCGTGCGGGAGGATGCGGTTTTCCGCGGCCTCTTACATAGCGTACATGAGTGTGCGGCTGGCGTGCTAGCATATGCCGGGGCACTGTGCGCAAGTCCCAATACCCGTGTACCCAGCCGCCATGGCGTGTGCGATGGCCTGATACCCATACCCAGGCGCGTACATTAACATTGTGAGCATTGGGATTACTCGGTGCATGTGCGTGGCCATGAGGACGTGCAGCCGGTGGCGGCACGGGCTTGGGGGTCGGGTGAGGGTGGGCATGCACCACACATGCGCTGCTCAAGAGTGCGATAGCCGCAATCATAATTTTATTCATCTGAAATCTCCTGTTCTTCTTCATAAGGTTCATAAAAATCTTCCGCGCTTCCGTCGCGTCGATCAAATCGCTGAATAACTTCTTCATCCATTAGACGTATGACTTGCTCTCTAAATTCATTATCAGTTTGAATAAGCTCTGTCCATTTTGACGGTTGAAACTTCTTTGTATAACCTCCGGGCGTTTCTAAGGTATACCATGCACCCTTGGAAGTAAGATACTCCGATGTTTTAATAGCGTCAAACCAGCTTTCTTCGTCGCGGATACCAACCTCGTCGGTACCCCACATGATGCGGAAGGCACAATTTCTTCCCTGTGTTCCGAAGCGGGACTTTTCCAATCGAATCTTAACTTCTGATCCAATACGGAAACCTTTATCATCCGTTACAAACGCACTCTTGGCTTTGCGGCCGGTGAGCCAGATTCGCAATGAATAAGAATAGTGCATCGCTTTTCCACCGGGTGTCATGTACGGCGTAGTCATCGCTGTGATATGAGCCATCGGCCCACTCGTGATGTTGGTCTTAAGCTGATTAAGAACCAAGAAGGTTGCTTGCTTGTCTGCAATCGGAAGAGTAAGCTTTGACATACCCTTCGCCAGAATGCGCGCCTTCATTGCCATCGAAGATTGAGGATTAAAGTCGCCCTCAACATCCGAAACGGCAGGCGTGAATGCAAGTGAGTCCCAAATCAACAGCAGCTTTTCATCCGTTGCCGCCAATAGTTCTTCAATTGTTTCTAAAACGAACTCGACAGACGATGCCTGGATGTACATTAAGCGCTCTAGGTCGCATCCTGCGGCCTCCAAAAAAGCTGGGTCGATGGCTGACTCGGAATCAAAATATACGACGAGCTTATCCTGTTTCTGGGCGTTGGCTGCGATCTGTGCTGCCATGTAAGATTTGCCTGTAGATGTTAGTCCTGCAATCTCTGTGGTCTTGCCGACAGGAATGCCTCCCATCTGGCCTTTACATATAATACTGTCAAGCCAACGAGATCCTGTGGGGATCCATTCCTTGACTTCGGTGGGGTTATCCCCTGTAAGATCGTGTGCGACATTTCTGCCCGCTTTCTTATTTACAAGAGTCATTAGATCTTGCATAGATACACGACCAGCTTTGGTTTGTTTTGCCTTTCTTGGCATTTTGCCTTCCTTTGTTTCTAATTAATAGGGTGGCAGACTTTGCCCGGTCTGCCAGCGGGGCGAGCCTAGCCTGCTACCAACTCATTAAATGCACGGTCGACGTCAGTGGCATCGGTCGTGCTATATTTGGTAGTCTCGCGTGAGCGCGACTCAGCGGATCCGTCTCCGGCAAGCTGCTCGTCGAGAATAGCGTCTACCTGCTCTGAACTAAGTCGTTCAAATAGACCGTCAAAGTCAGGCATGCCATCAAGGAGGGCGGGGATGGCTTCAGTATCCTCAAGCAATGTTGAGGTGTTACGACGCATTTTCAGGCTCGTCTGGGGGTAGGCACCGGGTTTCGTGGGCTTCGTATAGGTAAGAGTAATATCTGTACCCTCCTGAACGTCTGTGACGTCCCCATATTCCGGGTCCAAAATGTAGCCAAGAAGAAGTTCGTATGCGGTCTTACCATAGCCGTATACCTTAATTCCCTCGTCTTCTCGACCACGCACAACGACAGGGCTGAAATAGCGAGTGCGTACAAAGAGTGACTTTGCAAGCTTCTTGCTTTCCTCGTCGTTGGTTTCGCTTCCTTCGCGCCAAAGCTTGGAAGCGAATTCGCAAATCGGACAGTTCTCTCCATAGTTCCGCTTGGGACAGAGGACACCGCCTCTGTGATCACCTACGTTATAATGAAAGAACATTTCCTTCAATGGATCTCCGTCGTTAGTTGGAATGATCCGAATGTCGGTGTCTCCCTCGTCTGGCTTGAACCAAACAGAGTTAGAATCACCCTTGTTTTCACCGCGCAAAGTTGCGAGCTTGCGGCGCATAAGCTCCATATCAATTGACATTATTCAATTTCTCCTTTTGTGAATAAAGTATATCACTCTTGCTCAAGATTGTCAAGAGTTTTTTGTTGTTGTACTACGTTTGTGTGGGCAACGCAGAACCCAAAATCATTGTGTTCAGTCTCGTAAATGGCATACGAGATTTTTTTGTAAGCATTCTTTGGCTTTTCTTTTAGCATATCAACTAGCTTCTTATGTAGACCGCCTTCGGTCTCCATTCGTTTCTCATTTATACATATATAATAACATAGCTCTCGGGACTTGTCAAGGTTAAAAAGCCATTTTTCTTCTAAATTTTCTATATCGAGCATTCCAATTGTTCGGATGCGATTAACGGCTGCTGGCCTTGAAATCTGACCGATTTCGGGATCAGTAAATTCAAAGAAGTTCAAGTAATGGACTGTAGAAAAAATTGACTCGTTGAGAACATTGAAATAGGTTTTAATTGGTACCTCTCCCAGAACCTTTTCTAAGTGAAGATTGGAGATAAAGGTTATTGATTTGAATAAGCCTGAGCGCGCGTATTCTTGGAGCACTCCGAATGTGACATTCTCTAATAACTGTGCGTTCTCTGTTAGTAGCTCAGTGTCGGGCTTAATATAAAACAAATCAATTTTTCGATCTCTGATTTGCTCTAAAATTCCTAAAGTATAATTGGAGCTTTCACTGGCTCCGGTAATAAAAACTTGAACCCGATCTTTTACACCTGAGAAAAAGTTTTTAAGGTCTGGAATATTTTCTTCGTATTCTTCTGCGCTATTGTAGTTTTTAATCTTAAATTCTTTTTTGGTATTCTTAAAAACTTTACTGTTTAAAAGAAAAATATCATAATTTTCAATAGACGAAAACTTTTCTGCGATTGCTGATGCGGCATTACCAATACCAATGATTGAGATCATAACTTAAGCTCCTCTAGATCATAATAATTTTTACCGACATTTAGATTAACTAAATAATTAGCCAGTTGGTTTTCTGAAAAAAGTTTTTTAATTTCAGGTATTAATTCTCTTTCGTCATCAGCTAAATCAATGATAATTTCATCGTGAACAATATGAGAAATAAACGATTTTTTATCCTCTAAAAATTTATCAATCTCAACTGCCCTTTCTAATACTATATCGGCGGTCGTGCTTTGAATTAAATAGTTGAGGGCTTTTTTTGAATCTACTCTTATCTTTCGTTTAAATGGGGTCGTTACATGCGTTCCGCTATACCACTCACTAAGCAATGCTTGCCGGTGATAAATCGCAAATTCATCATCGTTTGAATCATAGTTATAAAGCCACGCAAAAAATCTTATCTTCGCGTCCTCTCTAGTCAGTTCGTCTTCAATAAGATTCTTAATATGCCACTGGTGAACGTCTTCTAGCGGCTGCTCTTCACCAGTCAAAGCAATGAAGGTGCGCACCTCTGCAGCATTATAGTCTAGTGATAAAAACCAGTCATTATGAGGTTTTAGTAGTTTGCGAAAGTCTCTCTTAAGAGTGAGGGCTGGAAAAGATTCTGACCGAGTAGTGAGCCTTCCTGTGATTGTTCCGAAGAGGTTATAATCGATAAACCGTGGGCCCTCTAACAAGAGGTTGGCCCTTGCTCGATTAATAGAAGAATAGTATAATTCTTTACATCCTTCATTGTTCAAATTTAATTTTTGATATTTGATCTTGAACAACAATTTCTGTACTGCGTCTAAATGAGCATAATTTTGGGGCTCTTCAAAGTTTTCAAATACGTGCTCTGTGATCTTATTTTTGATCTCGCAAAACTGCTTTAAAAAATCTTCTGGGACCAAATCAAAAATACAATGATCATACATATTAACCTTGGCTATTTTAAACGATTTTATATATGCTCGCAATCGTTTTTGGATTCGCAATAATTCAGACTCTAGTTCTGTCGGGCACGCATTGTTTAAGTCAAGACCTTCACAGAAAAGCCAAGCATATTTAATAGTGGGGTCGGTGATGGAGCCGCCATATTTCCATGTCTTGCTTAAATTCTCTGGAAAATCATCATAATATAATTTACCGCCTGAGTAGACACCGATACATTCTGATTTATCGTCAATGGTTTGGAAGATCAACTGTTTTCCGCTTGGGCCGCAAGAGCTTTTACCTGTTTATTAATATAACTCAAAGAACCATTATAGTCAAATGTTTTATTTAAAATCTGCTCAAAAATTGTGAGAGCGAGCAGTGTTCCTGCTCCAAGTTGTACCGCCAAACATTCATCAATAAGTCTTTTTTGCTCTTCTGTGCTGAATCGCGACTCTTCTTCTAAAAATCTAATTTGCAAATATTTCTTTAAAAAATAAGAATTTGGAAATCCTTCTTCTAATTCAAATAATTGATAGGAGTCTGACTTGATATATTTTGGATGAACCATATTGTTCTCACACACCATAGGACGGATAATAGTGTCTTTTCGTACTTTATTATATATTTTTAAAAGATCTTGTGCAAATCTGTCATAATAACGGAAATGTACATAAGTAAATTGATTTAACAAGACAAGATCCGGAGTGGGGACATTGTATGTTTTTCCATATTCTCGCATTATTATAGAATCAATATCAGCCACTATTCTCCAGGGTGCATTTAAGTCTATCATGAATCCATAAGAATTGCAAGCATTAACATAAAACTCAAAATTCACACTGTTGACAAAATCCTTTGCTTTTTCGTCGTCATTTTCATAGCTTAAATCTGCTATCTCTATTGCAAACCCACTACAATTAATTGGGCATAAACGACTTTTTATATAGGCAGTCTTAGTTAAAGGGTAATTTAGCGCACCATCCTTGATCACATTTAAAAGACTCTCCATAAACCCTTCAAAATTCATAACATCTATTTTTCTATTTCTAAATTGAGTCTCTAGTGCGTCGGCAAAAATATCTAAATAAGCATCGTAACGAAAATTTGGATCAAGATATGCTTTATAAACTTTAATATTAGATAGGAATGGATCATTCGGAGAAATTTTACCAATAGCCGCAGATTTTTCAAATTGATTGGCGAACTCATTAAATACGTCTACAACAAAATTCATAGCTTCCATATTAGCCGAAGGCTCTAGTAAATATTTAGGAGAAATTTTCTTTAAAAATTGTTGGTTTCTTATCTCGATAGGAATATACTTACGCCCTACTCGTCCAAAAAGAAATTTTTCACCTATATTAAAATCTACAATATGACGCGGCTTCGCGCTTTTAAATAAAGCGCGGTACCATGCTCTTTTATAGAACAAGTCTAAAGTACCTTCATCGTTGTTTTCTGCAAAAAAATCTGACATTAAACTATCCTCATAGAAGTGCCCCTTAGAGGCCAGCGGCGAGGCGCGTGGATCCAGCGGTCGGGGTCGGGGCTGGTGCCGCTGTCGCGACATTATCGGGCGGACGGGTGGCTAGCTCCTTGGTGATGGTTGCGCCGGCTGTGATTTCGCCGGCTGCAGATCTGCGGTGGTCTCCATAAGTTGTACACTTGGCGCCCTCCTTCTTTGGCGCCGGCTTCTCTTGCTGTTTTGGATCAAGCTCTGCGACCCACTTTGCAAAAACTCTAGTACTGGCTTGGCCTGCTCCAAATAAGTGTTCCGATCTATAAATCATATAATATCCTCCAATTCCAAAATTTGTTAAATTCAAAGGATCATTTGGATCTGCTGTCCAATTTGGCGCAAATCCTTTAGGATCTATATAAATATAGCATCCGGGAAACGTTTTTGGGCTTGCAAAACATTCAATCTCGGCATCATATTGAATCCTTAATTGATCTAAGCCTCCCCATCCATCTTGCTCATATCTCACTTCTGCTAGCCCTTTTGAATCAGTCTTGGTAAGTTTAATATCTTTAATGAGGCCTCTGTCTCTTCCCAATAAGTAATGAAAAATACCATTATTTTCATCTATCTCTTTGTCGCCTGTCATTAAATTCGTTGGTTTCGTTCTTCCAGCAAAATAAACGAAATAGTTCATTTCGGATTCTACGCCGGCGCCGGGGGCGGGTGACTCTCTATCGCCTGAGATGTTTAATATTGAACCGTTAAATGGGGGCCCGAGGGTATCGCCATGTTTCCACCAACCTAAGTTGCATCGCTTGTAGTCTGTGTTTTCTTTGTTGTCGCTGGCTCTTCCTAAAGCATATGTAATCTCATCTTCACCTTCTGTTTCAGGATAAGAAGTTACAACTGATTGGTTAACTCGGATTTTTTGGTTTATCTTCACTTTAAAACAACTTTTATTATTTAAAAATTCTTTTACCAAGTGATTAAATAAATCATTTAAAAACTTAGTTAAAGAATACATTGTCTCTTCTTTCTTTAGCATTCTTTCTGTTAGCCATTCAATAAAATATTTTACCGAGATAGGAATATCTCCAAAATTAACAAAGAATGCCGTACTCCGACTTCCTTGATCGACAAACTCAACGGGCCCCAATAAAATCCTTAATTTTTTAAAGGCTATTTGTTGATTTAATAGTTTTGCTTTTTCAATCGCCAGATCGCAAGGATCAAAAATCTGAACGGTCCCTAATTTGTCCTTCGCGAGTTCGTCTATTTTGCCGGGCAATCCTTCCAAGGCTTTGCCAATATCATGTAAAATTGTATCAATTAAATCACTCACGTAAAAAAATCCTAAACTATAGTTATCTGGATTATCAACGAACAATGCTGCACTGAATGTAGATCCCGGAAGGCTTGATGCTGCAGCTTCTCGAAAATCCAAAGTATTCATCGCTTCTGTAACCGCAGTCTTTAATCTAGCGTCATTTTCTGAACTAGTTAGGGGGCGGCTATAACTAGTAGATGGTGTATGAAGTGGCCCTTGTGATTGAAATGCCTGAATTTCTGAATAAGGCATATTTAGGTAATATATTTTGCTATTGTCATCAGTCATTAATGATTGAATTAAATTTTGAAGCATTAAACTTTTCTCTGCTGCAACTGCATCAATATGTAGTTTTTTGAGTGTTGCGAGTTGATCATCATCACAATTTCTAGTAAAGTTATCAACTTGTAATTTTCTTTTAATTTGTTTTTCTGTTATCGCAGCCTCGGCAAATATATTAAATCCCTGTTGGTCAAAATAATCTTCAATATAAGCGAGATAATTAATTATAAAATTAACTCTCCCCATATCATCTAATTCAAATTCATGAACAGTGGGGGTTAAATTTAAAGTTACAAACGAATTATATAAAGCATCTTTGACTGCTAAGCTGGAGGCACTTGCCCCTTTTGGCTCAGCCCAACCCACCACGGCTTTTAATCTAAAGTTTAATTTTGAATTTTCTTCATTCTCTTTGTAAACTTCCTGAGCTTGCTTAGAATCACTACAGGCTTTTTTTTGGGAGCCCCCTGTTTTAAGCGCTAAGTCTGCATATCTCCATCCGCCGCGGTCGAGTAATAATTCATCAAATGAATTCGCAAAGATTTTTAATTTTCCTTTAATGCTTTTTTTAATAGCAAACGGATTGGATCCCTCATATGTAAATGAAAAATCTTTGACCCCTACCCCAAATCCTCTTTTAGCTTTCTTGTGCAACGCATCTTCAAGTTTTGTGGGCCACAAGCTCCCAGCATTAGATTCAAATTTAATTTCTTGTTGCCATTCGGTACCATCTTCGTTTCGATTAATCTTATATAACCGAATCATCGGTTGCAAATGAGAAAGCTCACTAGTTGAAATATCAAAAAAGGCCTTCATTTTAGAATCTAATGTGAGACGATTCAAAAAACCAAAAGGATCTCCATCTACTAAAAGCGTTGCGTTCGCTTCTCGTTTGTCTGGGTTTGTCTCGGTGGTTTTATATGGCAATCGCTTTTGTCCCCCTTGGGGGGCGCCCTTCTTCGGGGCATCGGGGCTATCGAGATTCTCTTTTTTCCATTTAGCTAATTGCCCGACATAGGACAACAAATAACATTGCTCTTGAAAAAGCATTCTTTCTTTATTTTGACTGTATGAGAGAGTCAGAGGGCGCCGAGCATCACGAATTGCCGCCAGGGCCTTTTCTATAGCACTTGGGGTTAACTCTGGAAAATCAAGCGCTTGGAGTCCTTTGCAGCCCTTGGAAGCGCCCTTGGCCGACTTCGTGCCCTGGGCGGCCCCCAAGCCGAAAATTGCGTGCGCGCCGAGCGCTCCGGCCAGGAATTGCTTTATCGGTTGTTCGGTCGTGGTCGCAGCTGTTTCGGTACCGGTCTCGGCACAGCCGGCAAGTTCGCCCCCAAGTGCGTCGACCAATTCTTGGACTCGCTTGTGCTGCTTTTCAACAAATTCCTTTCCCGCTTCAACAATGCAATCCGACTTTTCCTTAATCAGAATCAATAGGCGACGAATATCCGGAGTTGCTGCAACAAGAGCCTCCATTCCCGCATATATAACCTCCTCGTCTGCAACCCATTTATTTGTCTCCACATTTGAAAGTCGGTCAGCCTGGGGAAGCTTGCCCGGGGGGTACTTGGCTAGCTCTTCATCGGACAAGCCGGGGAGGTTGCCCGGGGGCCCGGTGGTATATTTTGCTTGAGCGGGGGCACATTCGGGCCGGTCTGTGCATTCTTCAAGCGCGGATCCCCACCCCTGCTCGCCGGCGAATGAGGCCATCTGCTCTCCAGCCTCTTTGCCCGAGACGCCCACCGTGTAAGGCCACCAGCGCAGGGGGCCCTCACTGGCCTTGCGAGAGGCCTCGACCGTGTTCTTGAGCCATGTGGCCTTTTTTATTACAGCTAAATCTGTAAGAACCTGTTTATCATCACCTGCAGGATTTTCAATAAATTCGCTAATTTGTTCAACATCTTCTGCAGTAATAGCGACGGGAGCGGTATTCGCCGGGCCGGCCTTGACATAGGGGATCTGGGCGCCTGGGGCCGTAGTAACGCGCGGTGTCGTGAAAAGATCGCTGATGAGTTCAACCCCCTCTTTAAATTGCTTAAGTTGCCACTCCGGCGCGCTGGTATCCGCGACTAGAACTAATGCAAGATTAAACTCGTCCTTACTGCTTAGCTGTGTTAGCTTTTGCCATAGCTCGCTAGTGAGGATGGGTCGCAGGGCGCTGTCTAATTCAGTATAAGCTGCCTTCGCGGCTTGAGCGCAGGGCAACATTTTTTGCAAAGCATCGTCGGAAGCTTGCGATACGTCATCTCCGACTTCCGCCATTAAGCGAACTTGGTCAGGGCTTAGATTTTTTCTTCCAGCCATTAATTATGCTCCCAATGCGCTAAGTGCATTTTCAAGGTTAATTGGAATTTCAATTACATCTCCAGGGATAATGTCTGCCTCTGTGAGGGTACCATTATACCATGCGATTACCCACCAAAATCTTACATCATTATAATATTGATTTGCCAATTTATAAAAGCGATCTCCATATTTCCAAATGTGGGTATTTGTTACTAAGGCTGCACGTTGAGCCACGGTAGGATTATGCATCATAGGCGTTTCGTATTGGCGAATGTTCCTGAGATCTCGTCCTTTTCTCAAGAAACTATAATATTCGCTTGAATTATTAAGAATGCGGTATTTTGAGTATCTTCCCATTAGTATTATTCCTCTTATTCTGTCTCGTCCGGCTCACGAAGATGCTCCGAAACGGTTCGATCTAAATATTGCAGCTTATCGGATGATCCGAGTCGCCCTGATTCCGCTGCGCGGTTCACCCTTCTAAAATCGCTGCGGGCCCGCATATTTCCAAACATCCCCGCATAACGAGCTTCTGCGTTAGCAACGTCTTGTTGTCTCTGTTCTGCTTTTTGCTCGACCTCTCTTTGTTCTGCCTGCGCGCGCGTAAAAGCTTTGGCATTATCGCTTTCCATCTGTTGAAGTTCTTCGGCGCTTTTACCGGCGGTCACGCTAAGTCCATATGGAAAAGCATCAGTCGAAAAATGTCCCCTTT